GATGTATAATGTAGGTTTTTTATAATTACCTAATAAAATAATAAAATCATTAACCCTGAAATCCGCGGGTTAAATCGTTAAAGGGTTAAAGTTTTTTCATTATTAGCCAATCAAATATATTTTTCTTTAGTGTTTTCATCCGGTTCTTTATCAGCCATTTTAACCCTTTGCCGATTATATCGACGAATTTGTCGGTAAATGTGTTTTGTAATGATATTTATATAGTTTATACCATTTATGGTTTCATTTTTTATTACAATATAAGAAAAAATGAAAAAAATAAAAAGTCCAGAAACGGCAAAGGGTTAAAACAAGCAGTTTATAAATTTTAATTTATAGCTTTTTATAAATATATTTAACACCAATAATTATAGCACAATATAAATATTATTGTAAAACTTACGGTACATCTACATTATGTTCATGTACATTAGGTTTATTCTTCTTGTATTCTTTGCAATTCTTCGTATATTTTTTGCAATTCTGAATCCAAACTATTTTTATCTTTTTCTATGTTTATCATTATTTCTTCCTCCTTATCATTTTCTTTATCAAGTAAATATATCGCGCGCTTTATATCAAGTATATCTTCGCGATATTGAACCCTTTTTTTTATCCTTTCCGTTTCCTTTTCCGTTTCCCTTTCCGTTTGCCTTTCTTTTAATTCCATTTCATTTTCATTATCAAGTAAATATATCGCGCGCTTTATATCAAGTATATCTTTGCGATATTGAACCTCTTTTTTCGTCCTTTCCGTTTTCCTTTCGTTTAATTCCATTTCAATTGCTTCTAATTTATCTTTTTCTGCTATTATATCTCTTTTTTTTCTGTTAAGTCTCGTGATGTTTTCATCTTTTTCTGTATATGATCCTCCATATTTTTTTAACGTACGTTTAGACTTTATTTTTCTTTTATTAAGTTTTGTACATTTTTTAAAACGCCTAAAAGTTTTCTTTAGCATTATATATTTAACGTACAAATTAATTCTTTGCCGTTTTTGAACTTTTTAAAACTTTCATTTTTTCTTATATGGTAGTAAAAAATAAAACCGTAAATGGTATTAACTATATACTTATCGTTACAAAACAGCTCCAATCCATTTACCGACAAATCAGTAAATATAATTAACAAAGGGTAATATTTTTATGATAAATTTTTATCTTTAGGAAAAATAGTAAATTTTTAAAATTATTTTCTTTAGTATAGTATATTAAAGAAAAATGGCTGGTGGTCTTATGCAACTCGTCGCCTATGGCGCACAAGATGTTTTTCTTACTGGAACTCCTGAAATAACTTTTTGGAAGGTTTCTTACCGTCGCCATACAAACTTCGCGATGGAATCTATTGAACAAACATTTCAGGGACAGGCTGATTTTGGTCGTCGAGTTACTTGTACAATTAGCCGAAATGGTGATTTGTGTTACCGCACTTACCTTCAGGTTACTCTTCCTGAAATTAACCAACAATTGACGAACAATAGTGGTTCTTTTAATGAAGGTGTATATGCCCGTTGGTTGGATTTTATTGGAGAGCAGTTGGTTGCGCAAGTTGAGGTAGAGATTGGTGGTCAAAGAATTGACAGACAATATGGTGACTGGATGCATATATGGAATCAAGTAACTCTTACTAAAGAGCAACAACGCGGGTACTACAAGATGATTGGAAATACCACTGCGCTTACCTATATTACTGATCCCACTTTTGCTAATATTTCCGGACCTTGTTCTTCGGCTAGTGGTCCTTCTCAAGTGTGTGCGCCGCGTAATGCTCTTCCTGAAACCACTCTTTATATTCCTCTTCTCTTTTGGTTTTCCAAAAATCCTGGACTTTCACTTCCTTTGATTGCTTTGCAGTACCACGAAGTTAAAATAAATCTTGATATTCGTCCAATTGGAGAGTGCTTGTGGGCCGTTGGTTCGTTGAACCAACAAACTGGAACAGCCTCTGTTATTACGGCTTACCAGCAGTCTTTGGTTGCTGCCTCTCTTTACGTTGACTACATCTTTTTGGATACTGACGAGAGACGTAAGATGGCACAGAATCCTCATGAGTATTTGATAGAACAACTACAGTTTACTGGCGATGAAAGTGTTGGATCTTCTTCTAACAAAATTAAGCTTAACTTTAACCACCCAGTTAAGGAACTTATATGGGTTGTTCAGCCAGACGCCAATGTTGATTACTGTAGTTCACTTGATGCTTCTCAAATTCTTTTCCGAACACTCGGAGCACAACCTTTTAACTACACTGACGCAATTGATGCCCTACCTAACGCAATCCATGCTTTTGGTGGACCTGCTGAAACTGCTGGATCTACCGCATTTATTGCGTCAAATGGTCTTTTCCAAATGCCTGGTGCTATTGATGGGTACATGAGTACAACAACCCCGGCAGTAAGTACACAATGGTATGCTAAAAACTACGCTGGTAGTATTGATCGACCTTTTGACAACCAACAAGGTGGAGCTTCTGTAAACGGCTCATATGTTAGTGACGCAGGTACGTTTGTACTTTCGGAAACTGCTCTTGATATGCATTGTTGGGGAGAAAACCCGGTTGTTACCGCTAAACTCCAACTTAACGGTCAGGATCGATTCTCCGAGCGAGAAGGCTCCTATTTCGACGTTGTTCAGCCTTACCAGCACCACACCAGAAACCCTGATACTGGTATTAATGTTTACAGTTTTGCCCTTCGCCCCGAGGAACATCAACCAAGTGGATCATGTAATTTCTCACGTATAGATAACGCCGTTCTTCAATTGGTTCTTTCCGCTGGAGCTGTTGCCGGTGTTGCTACCGCCAAGGTTCGTGTCTATGCCGTGAACTATAACATTTTGCGTGTTATGAGTGGAATGGCTGGAGTGGCGTACAGCAATTGATGACCGGTATGGCTGGTTGTGATTTTTTACAAACTGTGTGATCTATTACAACAAAAACATCGCATAATATATAAAAACAAAAAAAATTATTTAACAATTTAACCCGCGGATTTCAGGATTAATAATTTTATTATTTTAATTAGTCAATATAAGATATTACACCATAAATTGTGTCAAATATTTTAAATAAGTAAAATATTTGATTTTTGTAAAAATGTTGAAAACGTTAAAGGATTAAAATGTTAAACGGTGTAATAAGTTATAATAGTATACAATTATATAATATCAGTATTGTTAGTTTCTTTATTTACATTTCCTTTTCTACTTTCTCTATATTTCGCAATTTTTTCTTTTTGTATTCGGTTAAACTCTTCTTCTCCTATCTTATCTTTTTGTTTTTGTCTTTCTATTGCGTTTTCTTGTGATCTTTTCTTTCGATATTCTTCATCCCCGAGTTTTTCTTTTAATTGTGCTACTTGTTTTTGTTTTCTAATTCGGGCTTCTTCTTTAATTTGTTCTTTTGTTTTTTTTACAATTTTTTTTATAATATTATTTTTTTGTGTATTTAAACTAAGAGTTTCTTGAACGGGGTTTTTGAAGACTTCTTGAACGGGGTCTTTGAAGACTTCTTGAACTGGTGTAGTTGTTAATTCACTTATTGATTGGTTTAATATCTCATTATGTGAGTTCTTACTATTGTAATGACTATGTATTGTTTTTAGTTTATTTATAAATAAATCATAATCGTAATTATTTTTCATATAATTACATTCACCACAGCAACATCGACAATTTTCAAGTATATACCATTACCGCTAGGTGTTATTCCGTGACATTTAATCATTATCAAACTTTTAGTGATTTTTGTATATATTAATAATTTGTTTTTATATGATCAATTTTCGGTAACGTAAACCCTTTCATCCGCAAAACCATTATATAAAAAATTGATTATAAATAAATACTATATATTAAATACATATACAAATATGATTATTCCTATTAAATGTTTTACTTGTGGAAATGTTTTAGCCGATAAATACCGTTGGTTCTTGGAACGAGTCAAAGAAAAAAAATTAGCGGAATCAAAAGATATTAATAAGGTTGTATATTTAACCAAAGAAAATATGAAAAAAACAGCAGAAGGAGAAGTCCTCGATATGTTGGGGTTAAATAATGTATGTTGCCGTCGCCATATGCTTACCCACGTTGATATAGAATAAAAAAATTTTATATTGTATATATGTCAATTAAAAAGAAAACATTTATTCCGGTTTTGTCGCCTATTATTGAATTAGTACGTGAGTATCCGTTAAATGATTTTGAAAAAGAAAAGGTTGATGAAGCAATTAAACTATTTCACGATAATAATCGTGTTTTAAATCATAGAAATAAATATTTATTTAATGAACTATTTTTTAATTTTAATAATACTCAAATATTATATTTTGTTGATAAAATAAATTATTTTTATTTTATAAGATTTCTTAATCCAAAAAATTATTTAACTACATATTTTTTAAAAAATAAAATAATAGAATTATTTACGTATAAATATAAACAACATCATGATATTAAAGAAACTAAAGAATTTGAAGACCTTTTAGAAAAAACATTTACAAAAAGATTATTATTTCATAAAACTTTTTATGAAAATAACCGGCTTGAAGATAACGATTTTAAAGTAATAACGGGGTATTTAGATGAAACAAAAAAAACAAAAAAAACCAAAATTTTAACAAAGAAAGAAGTTTTTTCGTTAAATCAAGAATTAAAAGATATACATAATAATAATTTACCAACACCGTCTTTTAATAATCCTTATAGTAAACAAAATAGACAAAGTAAACAAAATATACAATCCAATAATAAAATAATCAAGAAAATAAATATTAAATCCAATTTATATAATTGTATTATTCCACCGTCAAGTGCGTATAAAGTTAAAATAACATTTAAAAATAAAGAACAACAACATTTTAAAAATTTAATGTTATGTGAAGAAAATCCAGTAAATAATATATTAATGAAAAAAACATTTGGTGGTTGTAGTACTTGTGGTGGTATTATAACCGGAGGAAAAAAACGTAAATCTCAAACATTGAAAAAAAATTCATTATACGTAAAAACATTGGGTCGTTGTTCTTGTAACCAAAATGGAGGATTTATACCAAATAATAGATCAAGTAGATCTATTAGATTAAGTAAATCAAGTAAATCAAGTAAATCAAGTAAAAGTTTAAGAAAAAAAACTAGTAAAATTAAACGATCATTTAACGGCGGAGGAGTTATGATAACACCGTCATTATCACCATCAATCCCATTTACATCCGAAAAAATGTATATATAAGTATTTTTATTTTAAACTTTACATTATTAATTATTTTTAGTTTTGGTTTCGAAGTAAAATATATATAATGGATTTTACGTTATGTCCACCAGCAATGCTTTATTTGGTTGTTTCATCTTTAATACTTATTACATTTATATTTCAAAATGTAGGTAATACACATGTTTATTGTTTAGGCGATTATGAATGCGATGTAAATAATAATGTATTTGTGTTAATTATTCAATTTTTATATATAATACTTTTTACTGTTGTTTTAAATATGATTTGTAGTTATGTAACACCTATTTTTTCCTGGTTTTTAGTATTAATTATATTTTTAATTTTTTTTATTTCAATAAGTTCATTGTTTTTAATTTCATCGAATAATCGTGTTACTATATATGGTTGAATTTTAACAATTTAAACCCATATATGATATAGTATTTTATACTAATATATAAATTTATAGGGTTAGTAGAGATTACTCAATATATGAGTTAACTCTTATTTGAAAGATCCATTTTATATTTTAGTATTTTATAAAATATTTAATACATAACATGTATGATTTTATTTACTTATTTTAAAATAATTGAAACGTTGTATAATGTAGTATTTTATAATACATGATTAAAATAATAAATTATTAATCATGAAATCCCCGGGTTAAATCGTTAAAGGGTTAAAATAAATAAAATAATAAATATTGATACATGTTATTTATATATTTTATATATAATGTTAAATTATTTAGCTGAATTTTTAGGAACGGCTGTGTTTTTTTACGTTATATTGGCAACAGGAAACGCAATATTAATTGGTATAACATTAGCAGTTGTTATTTTATTTATACAAAAAGTGTCGGGTGGAATGGTTAATTCAACCCTTACTATTATTTTGGCGATTGCTGGTAAAATTCCGCCAATAACTGTATTTCCTTATATTTTAGCACAAATTTTGGGAGGTTTAACCGCATTAGAAATTTACAAAAGATGGAAACCACCCGCATCTTTAAAAAATGACCTTTCATTTAAAATTTTTGGTTAAAATATTAGCAAATGCCTTAAGACAATATAAATACTATACTCTTTAGTAATGACATAAAACTATATTATACATTCAATAATATAATTTAAAATAAAAATATAATATGAACAAGACACCTACACGACCATTTTTTTATCAAATAACCCCGGTTAAAGAAACAATTACAAAAAAACCAAATACAATTAACGAAAAACATGTTGAGTTATTGGAATTATTTAAAAAAAATGAAACTGAAAAAATACCGAAATTATTAAAGGAAATACGAAAATTAAAACATATTTTAATTAGTTTAATTAATTTAGAAGAAAACGAAATTACAGAAAATGTTATTACTCTTACTCCCACTCCACCGTCAAACGTAAAAAATATAGATAAATATTTAGAAACATATGAACGAATTATGGAAAAGAAAGCGGAAATTAAAGAAATGAGAATGAAAAAAAAAAAATATAATTTAATAATATATTTCAAATCATTAATATCTTCGTCTGGGTAATTAATAGAATAATATGCAATAATATTTGCAATTAATTCTCTCAAAGAATATCCATTACGCAGACCGTTTGAAAGCAT